TATTTTATTGGGACACTTCATCAGGATTATCAAGCAATAGAGCTAGCACATCAGAAGTAAGCGGTGCCCCTACTAAATCTCGATATATGATTGTTTCTGGTGATGATAGACATGTTATTTGTCTAGGTACAGAAACAACTATCGGCACAACATCCACACAAGACAATATGTTTATTAGATGGTCTGATCAAGAATCAACAAGTGATTGGACACCAACAGCAACTAACACTGCTGGGTCTTTTAGATTAACTGACGGTAATCAAATCAATACAGCTGTGAGGTCAAGAGGTGCTGTTATGATCTGGACAGACACAGCTTTGTATCAAATGCAATTTATCGGTGCACCTTTAACATTTGGTTTTAAACAAATTGGTTCTAATTGTGGAGCTGTAGGTATTAATGCAGCAGTTGATGTATCTGGTAATTCATTTTGGATGAGTAACGATTCCTTCTTTTTATATGACGGTGCAGTTAAAAAAATACCTTGTAGCGTTCAAGATTATGTTTTTGACGACATAAATCAAAACGCAAAGCAAGATGTGTACTGTTCATCTAATTCTAATTATAATGAAGTTATTTGGTTTTATGCTTCAGCTAACTCCGATCAAATAGATAGAATGGTAGCGTATAACTATGCAGAAAATCTTTGGTACATAGGAAGTTTAGCTAGAAGTGCTTGGGCTGATTATGGTGTTTACGAAGTTCCTTATGCTGCAGAGTTTGAGTCTTTTGATACATCTGATACAATTACAACAATTAATGGATTAAAAGCTGGTAGAACTTTTGTATATCTTCACGAAACAGGGAGCAATGACGATGGTGCAGCCATGACAAATCACATTGAGTCTGCAGATATTGATATAGCAGACGGAGATAATTTTATGTCAATTTCTAGATTTATTCCTGATTTTAAAAATCAAATTGGTAATGTTGATGTTACTATGAAAACAAGACCCTATCCGACTGCAAGTCAAAAATCGCACGGACCTTTTGAAATAGCAACAAGTACAACTAAAAAAGATACTAGAATAAGAGGCAGACAAATAGCTGTTAGGATATCTAGTGGAGATATTGATGACAAATGGAGATATGGAACTCTGCGTCTAGATATGAAACCAGACGGAATGAGAGGAATCTAATGTCAAAAATAACAACTCCTCGTCTACCAGATGCTACAGAAGAATATAGTAGAGAACAAATATCCCAATTAATTCAAACTTTAGAGCAGGTTATATTTGTGTTAAATAATACTTATGTTCCTCAAACATTAAAAGAAGAACAGGAAAGGATTACATCTTTTTTAAGTTAAATGCCTAACGTATATACAAATTTAAAAGTAGATTTAACTACAACAAATGAAACAACAGTGTATACTGTACCAGCGGAAACAACGGCTATTGTTAAGTCAATACGTGTATCTAACGACGATGCATCAAATGCTTGCACACTGACTTTAACATTAACAGATTCCGGATCTAATGTTTTTTCATTAGAGAAAGATAAATCTATTGCAGCAAAAACATCGGCTGAATTACTAACGTCGACTTTGATTGCAAAAGAATCAGAAGTCTTTAAGGCTACTGCACAAAATGCAAACGATTTGCACATTATTATTAGTGTGCTACAAATAACCAACACATAGGAGAAGATTATGAAGGTAAAAAGAAAAGGCAATAATCAACCAGCTAAAAAAATGATGGGTGGCGGCATGATGTATAACAAAGGCGGCACTCCTAAAAAAACAATAAAGAAGAAAAAATTAGCAGCTATGTACCCACCAAAAGATAAAATTACTAGAGGTGATATAATTGCAGCAGCTAAAATGAAAAAGAAAAAAGGTAAAAAGTAATGGGCAAACTTTGTGCAAAAGGAAAAGCCGCAGCTAAGCGAAAATTCAAAGTCTACCCTAGCGCGTATGCTAATATGTATGCAAGTGGAGTTTGTAGTGGAAAGATAACTCCTGGTGGTAAAAAGAAAAAGAAAATGGCAGACGGCGGAGAAGTTATTGATTTTAATAAAGTATCACAAGATAGAAAAAAAGTATCCAGCTACAGTCAAGGTGGAATAGCAAAAGGTTGTGGTGCTATAATGAAAAAGAAAAGAAAGAAAACTAAAAAATCATAATGGCTAAAAAAGGATTAAGATCTTGGGTAAAAGAAAATTGGGTAGACATAGCCAATAAAAAATCTGATGGTTCTTATCCTAAATGTGGTAGAAGCGGTGGAGAAAAAAGAAAAAACTATCCTAAGTGTGTCCCCATAGCAAAAGCAAGAGCTATGTCTAAAGGACAAAAAGCAGGAGCTGTTAGAAGAAAACAAGCTAAATCAAACACAGGACCAACGCCTTCAAGAGCAGCAACTTTCGCAAAAAGGAAAAAAAATGACAATCGCAAAAAAACGTAAATTAAAAAAAGTAATAAAAGGTCTTAACAAAGCATCTAAACTACACGCTGGTCAGGCTAAAACTTTAAAAACATTAATGAAAAATGGCAAGAAAAAAAGATCCTAAAAAAGGAACTGGTAAAAAACCTAAAGGATCAAACAGAAGATTATATACAGATGAGAACCCAAAAGACACTGTATCTATTAAATACGCAACTCCGGCTGACGCGAGGCGTACCGTTGCAAAGGTCAAAAAAATTAATAAACCGTTTGCTAGAAAAATTCAAATACTTACTGTGGTTGAGCAGAGAAGTAAAGTGTCTGGTAAAGCAGAGCAGGCAAGAATTGCAAAAAGAGCTAAAGAAGCAATAAGAAAAAAACATGGTAAGAAAACAAGATAAACAACCACCCAAGACTAAAAAATATTTTAGGTCTACTAAGTCTGGAGCAGGTATGACTGCTGCTGGTGTTGCTAAATATCGTAGAGATAATCCTGGATCTAAATTAAAGACTGCTGTTACAGGTAAGGTAAAACCAGGTAGTAAAGCTGCTAATAGAAGAAAGTCTTTTTGTGCTAGAAGCGCTGGACAAATGAAGAAGTTTCCAAAAGCTGCAAAAGACCCTAATTCAAGACTAAGACAGGCCAGAAAGAGATGGAAATGTTAAAACAATTATATTGCAAAAGGATGGGAAAATGAGTATAAAAAAAGATGAAACCGTATTAGCGGGTAAAGGTGCTGTTAAAATCATACCTGTCGAGACTAAGATTACTATTACTAATACGCAAACAGGAAAAGAATACGTTGATGAAAAAGAAGCATTGGCGGACGTCGAAAACCCTGCAACTTCCACTGAAGAAGAACACATCAAAAGAGATGTCGCCGTTATGGTAAATAGTTTAGATATATTTGGAGATACAACATAATACTATGCATGGACTAGAGTCGTTAGATCAATTTAAAAGTTTCGTATCCTCGCTAGGAGGATTAGGTCGTTTTGAAGATACTTACGTGGTGCACGCAGCAGAAGGTGAAACTGTTGTGCCAATGGAAGTATTAGACAGAAATCCAGTATTAAAGAAAAGATTATTTAAAACAATGGTAGACATGGGTATAGAACCCGGTCGATACATTGTTGGTAACGAATTAAACTCTATCAACCCAGTCACAGGTCAACCAGAATTCTTTTTAAAAAAGATTGTTAAAGGTATTAGAAAAGCAATACCTGGTGACCTAGAACAATACTTAGGTCCTATTGTAGGACTTGCAACTGGTAATCCTTTCTTAGGAGCTATCGCTGGTGGTATTGGTAGTGGAATGAGTGGAGCCATATCAGGTGGACTGGGTGGATTTAGAAGTCCAGGTATATCAGGATTAGGTGGCAAAGGTTTAGCCATGAATATTTTAGGTCAACAGAAAGCAGATCCAGTTGAGTTAGCTAGTTTGTTTGGTAAAGAAGGATTAAAACAATTTTTCTTAGGAGGCACTGGTCCTGAAGGACAAGAAACATCTGGAATATTAAGTAAAGGTGGTAAGTTTTTTGAAGGAAGTTTTGGTGGTGGTAAAAAGACAGCCGCTGAAAACTTAGCTAACGCCGTAAAAACAGTAGAAGATTCAGGTATAGACTTAGATAGTTCGGCGGGTCAAGCTGCTCTTAAAAGTCTTATAGAGTCTGGAAGCGGAGGTGGAGGATTTTTAGGTGGTTTAACATTTGGAGACTTAATTAAAATAGGTGTTCCTGCTGTAACTGCTCTTGGTCTTTTAATTAAAGAAGGTGAGCCAGATGGAGAAAACGCTACACCATTTACACCACCTATAACAAACAAACAAATATTTCCAACAAGTGATGTCTTATTTCCACAAGGGGGCATGGCTAAAGGTGGAGGAGTAACAGATTTACGATCAGGGGGCATGTCACTCGGACCAGGGACCGAGAC